AGGTGATAACAGAGCACTTTTGGCAGTTTTGGCGTTTTGTCAGAGCACCCCCTTAGAAAGGGTAAATAATCCTCTAAAAAGGTAAAATAAAAGGGTAGGTAAGAAAAAGTATGACAAAACTAAGTAATAAGGTATATATATATGTATATATATAATAATAAATAACATTATATCAGTATGTTAGAGTGTATGAATAGTTTTGTCAGAGTTTTGTCAGAGAGCGTGACAAAAGTATGAAAAATCAAGGTCAAAAGAGATTAACGCAGGCTTGTCGTCGGGAGCTCGATCCAGGCTTGATAGAACTTTTAGAAAAACCTGTTATTATACAGCTTGTAGAAGATTTCGGAGGAACCTTAATAGATGCCAGCATACGACCTAAGACTCAGGGCGAGCGTAAAAGTAGAACCGACACTAGCACCCGTCGACGACATGCCGATTGAGTATATGAACAAGGAAGAAAAAAGATTAACCAAAAGACAAAGACTGCTTGTCTGGAACGCAGTCAACGATCCTACTTTAACTTTTTCTGAGGCAGCCAAGAAAGCAGGCTATAAAAATCCTATCGTTGTCGGGAGATACATGCGAGTCGGGGGTCCATATGCACATGTTCGTCGGGAGTATGAACGCTTGATGGAAGAGGCCAAAAAAAAATTTGAACTGACACATGACAAGGCAGTTGAAGATCTATACAAACTTAGAGATGATGCTTGGGCCAAGGAAAACTTTACAGCGGCAATCAACGCCCAGAATCTGTTGATGAAAGTCGGGGGACTTATCATTGACAGGCGGGAAGTCTTGCATGGTAAGGTGGATCAAATGAGTCGGGAAGAAGTAGAAAAACGCTTGGCGAACTTAATCGGGAGTCGGGTTTTAAGTGATCAGCAGTCGGGATCAGTTATCGAGGCCAAGGTAGAAACGGACGATAAGACTCCAAATCCCAAAGGCAAGGATTAAAATATAGATCCAGGGTTTGTATTCTGTCATTTTATAAATCTATTTTATTTTTTTCCAAGGTAAATTTATAAACCAAGAAGAAACAATATAGTTTTCTCCTTTACATGAATTACAGTAGCAATCCATTTCACTATCTTCTCTTTTTTTATCTTCAAATATATTAATATCTTCAGAAAAACAGTTATCGCATAGCCATTCATTCTTCATCTTCGTTCTCCTTAAACATTTCTATAGTTCTATCAACTGCTGATAAGATCGGAGTTTCTTCGTCAAATTCTCCTCTGCCGTCATCATCTTCTAATTGAGATTCTATATAGTTAAAAATCTTTTTTAAGTTATCGCTAGTTAGTTTCATCTTCGTTCTCCTTTTTATATCTATCTCTAAGTTCTTTAACATATGATTTCATATGCTTAACATTTCCCCATATTTGCCCATAGTATTGGACAATTTCTTTATCAGTCATCTTCGTTCTCCTTTAAATAGTTTTCCATTTTCAACATAATCATATTTGCTTAAAACTTTAAGCATGGACATAAAATCTTTTACACCATTAATTGTTTCAACTTTATCAAATGCGACATCTTCACAATCTCTGCAAAAATGTTTTTCTATTTTAGAATGAAAATCAATTTCATTTTCTTCATCTAAGACTTCTTTATTGCAATAATCACATACGCTCATCTTCGTTCTCCTTTAAAATAGCTATAGTTTGATCTTCGCAATTATCACAATAAACAAATTTATCTTCGCAACTGCCATTAACATTATTTAATTCATCTGCCCATACTCGCCAAGAAATATTATCTTGCTTACAAACAGAACAACACATTGTCTTATTCATCTTCGTTCTCCTCTAATGCTTCTTCAATATCTAAATATCTTAGTTTGGAATTTCTAGGGCAATCAGGCTTATCACTAATCTTTACCCATATTTCATTTCTTTTTAAAAGTTCAAATATATCTGTCAAAGTATCTACAACTAAAACATCACTATTATTTTTATCAACTCTTATCATCTTTCTTCTCCTTAATAGAAATAACTTTTACTTCTGTATAATGTGGCTCAGCTTCGCAACCATCATTCTCAGCCAAATCTTCTGCTTCATATTGATCTTTAGCTTCAATCGTCAATACATGACTTTTAACTACATCAACTATAACTTCATACTTTTTCATATTTATTCTCCTTTAAAAAATCTTGGTTTATGTAATTTGAACAAATTGTTTAATTTGTCGGGCGGTAAATGTTTTAAATGGTCGGGTGGGGTGTTTGGGTATTGTTCCAGAATTTTAAGATCTTGGATTACTTTTCTAAACTCCTCTTTACTGCCGACAAATCTATAATGGCCGAAATTAGTTATTATTGGCATTTTTCTTCTCCTATAACATTATGAATTTGGTAAGGAATATCATCTATTGACATAGACCTTAAAAAATTAGCGTTCACTTCTACGACATCAAATTCGTTTGCCCATTTATGTTCAAGTCCAACTAACTCTTTGTCGTTTGGTTCAGTTCTTGTTAATACAACATCTACCCCATATTTAGTAGCAACTGTAGTGATATAAATATTCATTTGTTTTTTTTCTCCTCATTTATATTTTCTAATTCATCTTCAAAATCAAATAAAACACTATCGTGATCTTCTATCATAAAATCAATTAAATCTTCATTTGATAATTCATTACTTATGCCGTCTCGTAAATCATTAGGACTGTAATAATCAAAAGTTTTATTATTGTGGTCTTTTTGATTTAAAAATATGTATGATTCATCACTTAAAGACCAAATTACGTTAACTTTACTGTGTTCATACCAATAGCTATCAGAAGTTTGACACTCATTCATTTCATCAACTAATAGATCAATAGCTTGTTCTTTTCTTTCATTTACAAATTTTTTTGCTAAGTTATATGTTTGTATATCGCTCATTTTTTTTCTCCTGTTGTTTTTTATTTTTGTTAAATAAATCAAGCTTAGTTTGATACCTACGCTTGGCTTTTCTTGTTAGTTTTTTGGGTTTCATCTTGATACAAACTCCTTGCGTTCTTTTTCGCTTAATCCTTGTAAAAAAATTTGCTCATATTCTTCGCTATATTCATCATAAATAGGAACACCCATTTTAAATTGTATGTGGCTAATAATATTTTCAACATTATTACCACCAAACCTAGTAAAACTTTCAACTTTGCCCTTGTAATCGTAAAAATGTAAATAATTACCATTTTGATGAATGATAGTCCCCCATTTGTTGCAAGAGTTTTCATTTTTTAAAATATCAATATCTTTGCATTTGGTTCTCATCTGCTTATAGGATATTGGTTTTGTTGGCATATAATTTGTTGACATTATTTTCTCCACATTTCTTTGTATAACCTTTCGGCTAGTTCTAACTCTCCTGTCCAATAAGCAAACACACTATCGGACATGACCTCTAATTTAATTTTGTTATTAAGAATATCCGATAACAATCCCTCACTATCGTTGCTATCAAATTTCTCTACCCAGATTTTTACTTGTTCTTCTGTAATCATTTATTTCTCCTCAGTTAATTTTTCTAAATATTTACTAATCTCTTTCATTTTGACTACCCCACTTTTAAGGTTATCGTATAAACAAAATTGCTCGTCATTTAAAACCTCTACCTGCAACTCTTGATTTTTAGTAAGTCTTTTTAGAGAACGCTCAATCTTTTCACGTAATTTATAATCACAATCGCCAAACCATAAACCAAAAATACAAAATTGATCTTCGCTTGTTGGAACATCAGCACTATGGTCGTAATATTTTTTTCCGTCTTTGCTGTTAGTAAATTCTTGTAAGTCGTTAATTAACCACATTAATTTATTATCATCATCATCAAAAACATTTATTTGATATGCTAAGTGCCTACAACCACCCCCACTATGCCAAAACTCAATATCATAATCTTTGATTATTTGTTCTTGGGTTTTCGTAAGACTGTATAAAGCATTGATGTATGCTTGTTCTTTTGGTGTTGCTTTTCTTGTTGGTATATCGTTCATTTGTTCTCCTGTAAAAATTTGGTAAATACTTCCTTTGGGAATTTATCATCAATCTTGTATTCTGTTTTGCCATTCAAAAAGTCTTGAATAAATTGGATTACTTCTTTATCTTCCCAATCTCTAAAAGGTAATCCATAATTAAATTCATATTCTAAAACTCCAATCAATCCATATAATGTTGGTTTATTGACATAATCCAAAACTTCGTTGAAGTCGCAAGTATTAAATTCATCTTCTTTACATACTTCTCCGTAATCTCTAGTGTAAGAAATTGCAAAAATCCAATCTTCATAATCAGATAAATCTTTGAAACCAATAGCTAAATACTTTTCTTGTCGTTCTGCAAGTATTGGTGAGTTAATCCATATGGTATAACCATTACAAGTAAAGCTTGGCAATTCATCATTGCCATAAGATATATTTTCCCAATCTTTAGGTATGGGTAAGTCTTTATAATATTCAGACCAATACAGATTTCCGTATTGATTTCTTTTGTAATTATCTTTATTCATTTGGTTCTCCTATAAAGACTTAATTATAGCAATTATTACGCAAAATGTATAACCTAATATTCAGTTCTGTTCTTTTATAAGGGAAAACACTTAGAAAAATAGCATTTTTTTGGTCTCTCGCTTGTATGTATCTAAAATTTTGTCGGGTGTCGGGATTGTCGGGTGTCGGGTTTATATTTGCAGTCGGGTGTCGGGCTTTATATTAGAAAAATGAAAGGGTAAGAATAAAAAAGACAGCTTTAACTTAGAAAAGAACAAGGATCTAAAATAGGGCCAAGAAAATAGACAGCTCCAGGTTTTTCAGCTCCGCAAAAACTTAAGCAGCCGAATAGTTAAAAGTTTCTAAATGTATCGAATTACAAAATGTATCAATTAGGGCCAAGAATTGTTATAATTTACTTACCCAGAAAATGGGCATTTATAGGAGAATTGAAAAATGAACGATATAACAAAAAAGCATATGAATAAAATTCAGAAACAAAACAAAGAAAATCCCCTCTTAGGTTATTTCTTGGGTGGCGGTTCTGATGAAACCAATAAACAAGCCGAGCAAGACTTAAAAAATTTAAAAGCTTGGCAAGACGGCAGTTTAGTTAATACTGACGCTATTAATAAATTATCCTTAGAGGAATTGGAAAGAGTTGCTAAAATATTAGAGGGGGTAAAATGAGACAGTATCCAATATGGAATATTATAACCGCTTGTATATATAAAAGTGCTAAGTCTTACGGCGTGAAAGATACAGGGGAAGTTGAAGTAAGAGTGGGGACGAGTTCTAGCAACTCGCATTTATTCTTAAAGCATACTACCACTCATCGCCAATTAGAAAATGGCGATAGAGAATACCGCTTTTATATTGACGGCGAATGTATCCGCCGAGCCATACTTAAAAAAGGATCAAGTGAACTTGAATACTTGCAACCAGAATATAATCTGATAAAGGAAACGCTAACGAAAACCCTTTATCATCAAGTGGCGGGTTAATTAATTTAATTGTCGGGAAACTAAGGCGGGACAACCCGCCTTTTTTTTGTCTTGGATAAAGGGACTCTATCAGAACAGAAAAAAAGTATATGTCGGATTTACAAAACAAACCCCCACCCCCCAAAAATGCGGACGCTACATACACATATGTATAGAACAATATAACAGATACAAATTCACATATATCTCGAGTTCCAAGTTGCGTCTGGTAAAATATTGGTTTATCCTTATATGTGCGAGTGAGACGGTAAATTGTATATTTGTTCAAAGTTCTTCTCCTGAAAAAAAGTTTTGCTCGCCCTCTTTTTATTTGACCCCACCCCCTAAAAAAATATATTTTTACTGATGGGTCCCCTAGGCCCCCAAAATTTTTCTATACTTTTTGAACTTTTGGGTGTTAGAATGTAAAAAACGAGGTTTAATATGAACAGAATGATGATGCCCGAACAAATGATGGCCGCAGGCGACGAAGTAAATGTCGACAAACTCCCTAAAGGCTTAAAAGCTATGTATGAATCTGGACCTAAAGGCAGAGAAGGGGTCGAAAATATTGCAGCTAAAACCGATAAATTTGCCGCAGGCGACGAAGTCAATATGATGTTGATGGAAATGGAAAGTGCAGACGACCAAGTGATGCCAGTCGCAGGCGATATTGAAGAAGGTTTGATGGAGCTTGAAGGCATGCAACCTGAAATGAACATGTTAGATCAATACGTAGAGCAAGTTGTCCAAATGATTCAAGCTGGAGCCAGCGAGGAAGAAGTTATTCAAATGCTTTTACAGGCTGGTCTTGACGAAGAAGATATAAATGCTATTTTCCAAGCTGTCTTAGAAGTTCTTGAAGGCGGCATGCAGGCAAATCCTATCGACGATCAATTAGCTCAAATTAGCTAACAATGGCCAAAGAGCCAACCAATATAGACCAACTTTTACAGATGCTAAACCAATCTGCACCTGTAACCGAGGCTCCTCCAGGTACTTTTGATGTAGGTTCAATCGAGCCATTCAATCCTATTATGGAACGCTATCAACCAAATCCGCTAGATGAGTTTGCGATGATGATGACTGATCCAACAAAAAAATTTAAAGTAATTCAAACGCCAGTTAAAATGCAATTAAAATCACTTTTTGCAAAAAGAAATAAATTTAAAGATTTAATAAAAAAACAAAAATTCAACTATGAACGCGGGCAAGATTTAGCTTCAAAGGTTGATCCTGATGCTATAGATCAAGGTAATTATATGATGAACGCTGCACTTAAAAGCGGTAAAAGATTCCAACGACAGCTAAATGAAATAGAAGAAAAAATTAGACAACTGTATAAAAATAAATAAATGAACCTGTCACATTTAACAGAGGCTGAACTCAAAGAAGCCCTGTTACTGCTAGAAAAACAAGACGGTTACGCCGTCCAAGATAAATGCCAAGGATCTTTTTTAGATTACGTTAATCATATGTGGCCCGAGTTTATTTGCGGGCGTCACCATCAAATCTTTGCCGAAAAGCTCGAGCAAGTCGCCAAAGGTGAAATCAAGCGTCTAATCGTCAACATGCCTCCGCGACATACCAAAAGTGAGTTTGCCTCAACCTATTTCCCGTCTTGGATGATGGGACAAAACCCTAAGATGAAAATCATGCAGACCACCCATACAGGTGAGCTTGCTGTTAGGTTCGGTCGTAAGGTGCGTAACTTGATGGCGCAAAAAGAATACAAACAAGTTTTTCCCGACGTCAGTTTGCAGGCTGACAATAAATCGGCAGGGCGTTGGGAAACCAATAAAGGCGGTGAATATTTTGCCGCAGGTGTGGGCGGAGCCGTAACGGGTCGAGGTGCGGATCTACTAATTATAGATGATCCCCACTCCGAACAAGACGCACTTAGTCCAACCGCACTTGAAAGTGCCTACGAGTGGTACACCTCTGGACCTCGCCAACGTCTGCAACCTAAAGGTTCAATTGTTTTAGTGATGACGCGTTGGAGTACAATTGATTTGACCGCCAAACTTTTACAATCCCAAAAAGAACCTATGGCAGATCAGTGGGAGATAATAGAGTTTCCTGCTATTTTTCCTGAAACTGAGAATCCTTTATGGCCCGAGTTTTGGTCGCAGGATGAACTTTTAAAAGTCAAAGCCTCTTTGCCTGGCATCAAATGGAACGCCCAGTGGATGCAAGAACCAACTTCAGAGGAAGGTGCAATTATTAAGCGTGATTGGTGGCGGCGCTGGGAGTCTGACAATTTACCGCCAGTTAAATATATTATGCAGTCTTACGATACCGCCTTTTCGAGAAAAGAAACGGCTGACTACTCAGCCATTTCAACTTGGGGTGTCTTTCGTCCCAGCGAAGATGCACCCGACTCAGTTATTTTATTAGACGCGCGCAAAGGCAGATGGGACTTTCCTGAACTCAAAGAAATAGCCATGCAAGAGTATCGCTACTGGGAAACCGATATGGTCCTAATTGAAGCCAAGGCCAGTGGAACGCCCCTGACCCATGAGCTTAGACGAATGGGCATACCCGTGGTCAACTATTCGCCGACTCGCGGTCACGATAAACATTCTCGCATGCACTCGGTTGCGCCAATATTTGAGGCAGGTATGGTATGGGCGCCAACTCGAGTGTTTGCCGAGGATATGATAGAGGAGTGTGCCTCTTTCCCATTTGGAGCTAACGATGATTTATGTGATACTATGACGCAAGCCCTAATGAGATTTAGACAAGGCGGTTTTGTTTATCTTGACAACGATTACGAAGAAGAACAAATGCAAACAAGACAGAGAGTTTATTACTAATGGCAATAGAAAAAAATACCCCCGAACCCATCGTTGAAGATGTAACCAAAATGCAAAACGACGATGAGATAGACGGTGCTATTATTGAAACCCTTGAGGCCCTTACCGAAGATGAAGTAGCCATGCAAGACGATGGCTCAGCTTTACTCGGCCCTGAAGATGTGGACATGCCAAGTTTAGGCTTTGGCGAAAACCTAGCTGAAGTTGTCTCCCCCAACGAACTTAATAAAATATATTCAGAGCTCACCTCGGCAATCGAAAACGATAAATCAGCCCGCGAGGATTGGGAAAAAACTTATACCGACGGACTCAAATATTTAGGGATGAAGTTTGACGAAGATAGATCCGAGCCCTTTGCAGGTGCCAGTGGCGTGATTCATCCGTTACTTGGCGAAAGTGTGACTCAGTTCCAAGCCCAAGCTTACAAAGAATTACTCCCACCCCAAGGCCCAGTCAAAACCCAAGTGGTCGGTCAATACGATTCTGTTGTCGAAGAGCAAGCCCAAAGGGTCAAAGAGTTTATGAACTATCAGATCACTCATGTAATGGAAGAGTACGATGAAGATCTAGACCAAATGTTGTTTTATTTACCCTTGGCAGGTTCTGCCTTTAAGAAAGTTTACTACGATGAAAACTTAGGCAGAGCGGTATCTAAATTTATTGCCCCTGAAGATTTAATTGTTCCCTATTACACCACCGATTTAGAATCTTGTCCGCGTATCACCCATTTGGTCAAGATGCCTGAAAACGATGTGCGCAAACTACAAGCGATAGGTTTTTATGCCAACATCAAACTAAATCCTGGTGACAGCGTTGATGTTGATACGGATGTCAGCGAAGAAATAGAAAAGCTTGAAGGCATCAAACCATCTTACGATTCAGGCGAGGTGTGTAATTTATATGAAGTCCACTGTAATTTAGACTTAGAGGGCTTTGAAGATGTCGATGAAAACGGCGAGCTTACCGAAGTTAAGTTGCCTTACATCGTCACCCTTGATGCTGATTCAAGCAACATACTTGCAATCAGACGCAACTATCAACAAGAGGACCCACTCAAAGAGAAGATAGAATACTTTGTTCATTATAAATTTTTACCAGGACTAGGTTTTTATGGCTTTGGTTTAACGCATATGATAGGTGGTTTATCAAAGGCATCCACCTCTATCGTCCGCCAGTTGATAGATGCTGGGACTTTATCCAACTTGCCTGCTGGTTTTAAAACCAGAGGCATACGTATAAGAGATGAAGATGCCCCCATTCAACCAGGTGAGTTTAGAGACGTGGATGCCCCCGCGGGTAGTTTACGCGATGCCATTCAGCCACTACCGTTTAAAGAGCCAAGCGGTACTTTGCTTAATTTACTTGGTCTGTTAGTCCAAAGCGGGCAAAGATTTGCCTCTATTGCTGAAATAAATGTAGGCGATGGCAACTCGCAGGCACCTGTTGGTACAACACTTGCACTTTTAGAAAGATCAACCAAAGTTTTATCTGCCATTCACAAAAGACTGCACGCCAGTCAGAAAAAAGAGTTTGGCATCTTAGCTGATATATTTGCCAAAAGCCTGCCGCCTGAATATCCATACATGACAGCCAACGGACAGATGGCAATTAAACAAACAGACTTTGATGATAGGGTGGATGTTTTACCTATCAGCAATCCCGACATATTTTCAACCAGCCAACGCATCGTTATGGCGCAAGAAATGATGCAGTTGGTTCAATCTAATCCGCAAATACATGGGCCGAATGGAACTTACGAAGCTTATCGTCGAATGTATGCTGCTTTGGGTGCTGAAAATATAGACGCTCTGCTTATCCCTCCCCCAGATACTGAGCCAAAACCAGTCGAGGCTGGGTTTGAAAATTCTGTATTGTTAGCAGGCGGAGTAGCGCAAGCTTTCCCCAATCAAGACCATGACGCCCATATAGCGGTGCATGTCAATTTATTGAACATGCAACCTGTGCAGATGAACGCTCAAATCCAAGCCAACATCTATGCACATATCATGCAACATTTACAAATGAAAGCCGATATTATTGCGCAACAACAAATGCCACCCGAGGCCCTGCAACAATATCAAGGCTTACTGCAACAAAGCCAAGCGGTCAGTCCTGTCGAGGCCAGTCAATTAACCGAACAAGCTAACTCTATTTTGGCGCAGTTTAGCGCACCTATTATGAATGATTTAATGATGCAGTTTGCTCAACAAGTAGCAACTCCGCCGCAAGAGGATCCTTTGGTTTCAATAAGAAAACAAGAATTAGCTCTCAAAGGTCAAGAATTACAACAAGAACGTGACCAGTTCCAAATCAAAGAACAAATCAGAGCTGAAGAAAAAGCTAGGCAAGATGCTATTGATCGAGAGCGTATAGATGCGCAACGCGATATTGCGGTTATGAAAGATGAAACTACAAAAGATAGACTTGACCAACAAAAAGAACTAAAATTAATCGACTTAGGATTAAGTCAACTTAAATAAGGTAATTATGATAAAAGAAAAAGATCCAAAAGTTATGAAAAAACAATCTTACTCAAACAAAGGTAGCGTTGATTATGGCAAAACAGAATCTGTTAGTGTCAGCAATAAAGCTAAGCCTGGTATGGGTAAGGGCAAAGCCAGAGGAATGGGCGATGCTGAATTTGGCGGTAAGTTCTCTGGCATTTATTAATGTCAATCCTTTGGTTAGCTGATAAATTTAAAAAAAAGTTAGCTGAAAAAAAAGAAGATACCGAAGCCATATTGCTTAATGGTGTTGAGTCTTACGATCAATACCAATATCTACGTGGACGTCACAACACTCTCGTCGACGTAGAAAATGAATTTAGAGAGTTGCTGGAGAAAATAGTAGAAAATGACGACGAAGAAAGTTCTAGTCCCTGACCATATCGCTCAAGAGGTCGAAGCCAAAACCAAAAAAGAAAATCAAGAAACTGAAGTCAGCGATGCTTTTGTATCGCCCGAAGCTAGAGTTCTTGATCCAACTTTGATGGATAAATCATTGATTGATAGGATGCCAAGCCCTACGGGTTGGCGTATATTAATTTTGCCCTATAAAGGTAGAGGCGTATCTAAAGGTGGTATTCAGTTAGTCAAAGACACAGTAGATAGAGAGGCTTTAGCCTCGGTGGTTGCCTATGTTGTTAAAATGGGCCCACTTTGTTATAAAGATCAAAACAAGTTTGGTGATACCCCTTGGTGTGAGGAAAAACAATGGGTATTAATTGGCAGGTATGCAGGCGCACGCTTTAAATTAGGCGATGACGCTGAGTGCCGTATTATTAACGATGACGAGGTTATCGCTACGATCGCAGATCCCGATGACATAGTCACGCTTTAACATAGGATAAACTTATGCAAGAAGAAAATCTCAAGGTTGAAGAGCAAGTCGATGACGGCGAGCTTGTCAATTTAGAGGAAGATCAACCCGAAACTCAGCCCGAGGCAGTAGAAGAGCCAAAGGATGAGGTTGAGGTAGTTGAAGAAACCTCTGAAGAACAGCCTGGTGAAGAAAAACAAGACGAGTATGAAGATTACTCAAAGAATGTGCAAAAACGTATTGCCACGCTTACTAAAAAAATGCGTGAGCAAGAAAGAGCGGCTGAATCTGCGTATGCTTACGCAAAATCTTTACAAGATGAAAATGTAAAGTTAAAAGAAAGCACTACTCAGTTAAACAGCAATTATCAAACTGAAGCTGAAAACAGATTAAAATCGCAAAGAGCTCAAGCTAACAACGTGCTAAAAACTGCTTATCAAGAGCAAGACTGGGACAAAGTTACTAAGGCCCAAGAGATTTTAGATAAAATAACTGTTGAAGAAAGTAAGCTTCAGTTTACAAAAATGCAAGCGCCAAGTGTTGAAAGTGCGCAAGCCCAAGTCATACCTAACCCTTTAGAGCAGCCGCAACAAGCCGTTGAGCCTGATCCAAAGGCAGAAGAGTGGGCCCAAAAAAATGAGTGGTTTGGTTCTGATGAGCCAATGACTTTGGTTGCATTTAATATTCATAATAAACTTTTGGAGCAAGGGTTTGATCCTGACGATCCTATGTATTATGATGAGATAGACAAACAAATGAGAGCTGAGTTTCCACATAAGTTTTCGGACGGTGGAAGTGTCGAGCCAAGCAAGATACAACAGACTGTTGCACCTGCTGGCAGGACAACCAACTCTAAAGGTAGAAAACAAGTCCGACTGACTAAAAGTCAAGTCGATATGGCAAAAAGATTAAACGTACCCCTAAAGGAGTACGCTAAACATTTAAAAGGATAAAATATGACTGATAAAGACATTAAATCCAATGACAGAACTCCGCGTTCTGCTGATACTCGAGCCACAAGTGAAGCTCGCAAACCTTGGCGTCCCCCCTCTATGTTAGAGACACCGCCACCACCCGAAGGTTATACCTACAGGTGGATTCGAGCCGAAATTGTCGGTCAGGAAGATAGAAAGAATGTAATGTCGAGATTACGTGAAGGTTTTGAACTGGTGCGTAAAGAAGAGATTGGAGACTTTGAACTTCCAACGATGGACGATGGCAAGCACGAAGGTGTTGTCGCTGTGGGTGGTTTGCTTTTGGCAAAGATTCCAAATGAAACACGGGAAGAAAGAAACGCTTACTTTTCCAACCGTGCCCAATTGCAACAAGATGCAATTGATAATGATTTGATGAAGGAATCTGACCCATCTTCTCCGATATTAAATCCGAAGAGAAGTTCAAGCGTTACTTTTGGTGGTGGTGAAAGAGAATAATCCTTTATCACTAAATTATATTTTTAACATTATAGGTAAATAAAATGGCAAATAAAGATGCTTCATTCGGTATGAAACCTGTTAAAAAACTTAGCGGCGCTCCTTTATCTGGTGGTACAAACCGATATAGAATTGCTGCAAACTATGGAACCAGTATCTTCACAGGAGATATGGTTGCTCAAGTCACTGGTGGGGGTGTAGAAATCCACGCTGATGGCGGAACAGTTCCTATAGTTGGAGTTTTTCAAGGGTGTCAATACACCGATCCTACAACAAGCGAACAAGTCTTTAGCGCTCACTATCCAGCGAGCACCAATGCTTCAGACATTATCGCTTTTGTAATTGACGATCCTGATGTTGTGTATGAAATCCAAGCTGATGATAC